TTGGCCCAAGATGTGCTGGAGCTTGAAGGCGACAACCCAGTCATCGTAGACACTGAGGACTTGGATAAGCTGAAACTCAAGGAGAGCAATCTCATCCCCGTGCTGGTCAACGCCATTCAAGAGCTGACCGCAGAAGTGCAAACCCTTAAAGCCAAACTGGAGGCAAAATAATGGACAACGACAACATCATTACCGAAGACGAAGTGCAGCAAAACTACAATGCTGCTATGGACAGTGTGAACCTGATTAACGCAGGAAAGCCTGAGGAAATGGATCAAGCTGAGTGGGATGACACTGTCGCTCGCAATGTTGAACATCTCAAGATCATGGTCGCCAAAGACTACTGGACAACACAAGACCTCACACCGCTGAATGCGGCTATTGCTGGAAGCTGAAGCACGGCCGTAACTTTTGCATATCTACCGCAGTGTGCTATATTGGCGGCAGCAGCAGCACCCAAGGGATTAAAATGGCTTTAATTGATCTGAATATTCCTGCGGGCGTCTATCGCAACGGGACGGACTTGCAGAGCATGGGCCGCTGGCGCGACGCAAACCTTGTGCGATGGATTGACGGCACTATGCGCCCGATAGGCGGATGGCGCACGCGATCCGACACTGCGGCGGCGGCTAAGATCAGAGGCATGATTGCGTGGGACGACAACAGCAACGACAGATGGCTTGTTGGCGGCACGCACGAAAAACTCTACGTCTGGTCAATCGACGGCACGCAGTATGACATCACACCAGCGGGCTTCACGTCTGGCCGCGAGGACGCGGTGGCATTCATAGGCTACGGCGGCAACCTTTACGGCTACTACGCCTACGGCGTTGCGCGCCCAGAGACATCACGCATTCAACCCGCAACATATTGGGCGCTCGACACATGGGGCGAAAACCTTGTCGGCTGCACTGAGGACGACGGCAAGATTTACGAGTGGGCGCTCGCCACAGGCACGCCCGCTGCCGTCGTTGCTAACGCACCAACCAACAACCGCTCACTGGTCGTGACCGAGGAGCGCTTCCTGTTCGCGCTTGGCGCAGGCGGCAATTCACGCTTGGTGCAGTGGTCGGATCGTGAGGACAACGCCACATGGATTCCAGCAGCCACTAACGAGGCGGGCGACCTTGAGCTAAACACCAATGGCCAGATTATGAACGGCGTGAATGTCCGAGGGCAGACGCTGATCCTGACATCTACAGACGCCCATGTCGCAAACTACGTTGGCCCGCCCTACGTCTACGGCATTGAGCGTGTCGGCACATCCTGCGGCCTTGCGGCAAAGCAGGCTGTCGCCGTTGTTGACGCTGGCGCTTTCTGGATGGGGCCGCACGCGTTCTACGCTTACACGGGCGGCGCTGTGCAGGAAGTTCAGTCAGACGTTTCGGACTATGTGTTTAATGACATCAACCGCGCTCAAGTCAGCAAGGCGTTTGCAGTCACCAATAGCAATTACGGCGAGATTTGGTGGTATTACCCATCTGGGGCTTCCACAGAGAATGACCGCTACGTTGCGTACAACTACATCGAAAACACTTGGTACACTGGCGACCTGGCCCGCACGGCGGGGGTTGATCGTGGCGCATTCGAACACCCCATTTGGGCCAGTGCTGATGACAACAAGGTCTACGAGCATGAAGTCGGTTTCAACTACGGCAGCCTCGCTCCATTCGCCGAAACTGGCCCGATTATGCTTGGCTCTGGAGACACAGTTGCGTCTGTCGTCGAAATGATACCCGACGAGAAGACGCAGGGTGACGTCAGCGTCACGTTCAAGACGCGCTTCTACCCCAACGGCACTGAGCGAGACTATGGGCCGTATGCAATGGCCAACCCCACCTCGCTGCGCTTTACGGGCCGCCAAATGCGCCTGCGGGTCACGGGCGTTAAGCTTGGCGATTGGCGCGTGGGCATCAACCGAATTGACGTCGTGGCAGGCGGGCGTCGATGACTCAGCAGCAACGCGCACCAGAGCCATACGGCGAAGACTGGAAGACATGGGGCCGACGCCTCATGCAGCACCTTGCCCAAGTTCGCTCGGCGCTCGTCCAGCAGACGGGTGGCGAGAGCGCTGCCGAAGACGGCACAATCATGTGGGATCGCGTGAACAAGTATCCAGTCGTCAGCAAGAATGGCGCGTGGCGTGAGATCGTGCTGTCCGACGGCCAGTACGAAGGCACAATCACGACAGACCAGACTGTGGCGTCGATCAATACACCATACGCGCTTACATATACGAGCACTTCTGTTGACGGCATCTCCAACGGCACACCGCCTTCGCGTTTGGTTTTTGAAGAGGGCGGCAAGTTCTTGGTCAACTTTTCCGCCCAGATCAGCAGCGCGTCATCTAGCACGGTCAGTTTCTACTTCTGGCCGCGACTCAACGGCGTGGACGTCGCTGGGTCAACTATGGTCGCGGCCCTCCATCGAAACAACGCCACGACGGTCGTCAGCCGCTCTCTTGCAGTCGTGGTGAATGCGGGCGATTATCTGGAAGCATTCTGGGCAGTTGATGCCGCTGGCGGTCGCCTTGAGTCAACGCTAGCAACCGCGTTTTCGCCCGCCGCACCTGCAACAACAATCGGGATAACAAGACTGCATGGATAACGAGATGGAACGCTGCAAGCCATGGATTGAGGCCGCCCTTGAGTATTCAGGCGGCACTCACGACTTTGCAGACATCGTTGATGGTCTAAGCAGGGGCGTGCTTCAGTTGTGGCCAACGCCCAAAGGGTGTATTGTAACGGAAATTGTGGTATATCCAAAGAAACGTGTTCTCAACGTATTTCTAGGTGGCGGCGAGTTGGAGCAGATTTTGGATATGCACGGCGATGTGATAGACTGGGCAAAATCTCAAGGGTGCAGCGCACTCACAATGTCTGGCCGATTTGGCTGGAAGAAACCACTGAAGGCACACGGCTGGGAAGTTCAGCACGCCTCATACATTAAGGAGTTCGGCTGATGTCAGGCGGCAAGGGTGGTTCAACCACTTCAGAAGTAAAAGTTCCAGAATACATTGAGCAGGCGGGCAAAGCCAACCTTGCCCGTGCTGACGAGCTGGCCAAGATCGGCTACACGCCCTACTATGGCCCAGACGTTGCGGCATTCACTCCTATGCAGCAAGCGGCGTTTCAGGGTACATCCGACATGGCTAACGCCTTCGGCATGGCGACACCCGCATCGCAGCAAGACATTTACGGCGGCATGGGCGCTCCGACGCAATACGCAAATGGCGTGCAGGGATACTCATCGGCTCCGATGTATGAGCAATCTCTGTCGCAGCTCGCGGAGGCCAGACCGGGGCAGTACGAGGCATTGATGGCCCCGTTCATTGATCCTGTAACTGGGCGAGAACCAGCCGCCCCGTTTGGCGGAACAAACCTTGGGTCCGCGGGTGCGCCAGCATCAGCACCAGCAGCACTAGCCACAAGCACTTTAACAGACCAAGAGCGTCGGATGGGCATTACGGAAGACCAAAAAAAGCGCGGGATGACCGTAGCAGACTTCATGGGGAGGTAGGGATATGGGAGGATCAACAGGCGGATCAACAGGCGGCAAAGGCGGAAGCTCAGCAGCACGACCCACAGCAGGGCAACCCCCCCGAGGCCAATACGCACCTCTGGCTCCGCAGGGCAACTTCAACGTGAACCAAGCGGCGGCTGGCGGCTTGCAGCAGGCCATGCAAGGCACGCAGGCTGTAATGGGCTATCAGCCTACGCAGGTTAACGCTACTAAATTCAAAGCAGCTCAGATGGGGCCAGCGGGGCAAGTTGCTGGTGCAGACCTCTCAGCCTACACCAACCCATACGAAACCCAAGTGGTCGATCAATCTCTCGCTGACCTGGAGCGCAGTCGCCTCATGCAGCAGAACCAAATGAGTGCGCAGGCCAGTGCTGGCGGAGCATTCGGCGGATCGCGGCACGGCATTGCAGAATCCGAGACAAATCGTGCCGCTCTTGATCAGGCGGCTCGCACGGCGTCTGGACTTCGTCAGGCTGGATTCCAGAACGCTCAGCAGCTTGCGGGGCAAGACATAAGTCGCCAAATGCAGGTGGAATCGGCAAACCAAACAGCCACCAACCAAGCTCGCCAGTTCGGCGCACAGCAAGGCATGACGGCGCAGCAGCTCAACCAGATGGCGGGCCTCAATGCAAACCAGCAGCGTCTCGGCGCGGCGTCGCAGATGGGCCAACTCGGCCAGCAAGCCTTCGGCACTGGTCAGGCGATCCAGCAGCAGCAGATGCAGCAGGGTCTCATGCAGCAAGGCTTGCAGCAGGCACTCATCGACGCGGCACGCGGCCAGTACGCTGGCTTCACAGGCGCTCCCGGCCAATCTCTCGGCCTGCCACTGGCGGCTCTCGGTGCGCAGCCTGATCAGTCAACGACGACGCAGCAGAAGAACCCTGGCCTGTTTGACTACTTGTCGCTTGCGGGAAGTGCTTTCGCCTCAGACGTCCGCCTCAAGACCAACGTCAAGCACCTTGGCAAAGAGAACGGCCACAACGTCTACTCGTGGGACTGGAATGAGGACGGCAAGCGCATTGCCGATCCGAAGCAGCCGACAGTCGGCGTCATGGCTCAAGAGCTTCAGGAGACGCATCCGCATCTCGTTGAGCTTGGCTCAGACGGCTTCCTGCGCGTCAACTACGGCGGGCTGGCGGCGGAGGTCGCTTAATGGAATGGAACCCTGCATGGGCCAACGCGATTGCTTCAATTGAGAGCCAAGGCAGCGGTGGCTACTCCGCTGTCGGCCCGCAGACGGCCAAAGGCGACAGAGCCTACGGCAAGTATCAGGTCATGGACTTCAATATCCCAACGTGGACGCAGAAGCACCTTGGCCAGAAGCTGACGCCCGAGCAGTTCCTAGCAAGCCCAGAAGCTCAAGACACGGTTTTCCGAGGTGAGTTCGGATCATCTGTGCAGAAGTACGGCAATCCGCAAGACGCTGCTTCGGTGTGGTTTACCGGCCGCCCTGCCTCGCAAGGCGCTGGGCGCTCTGATATACTCGGAACAACTGGCTCTAAGTACGTCAACAAGTTCAATTCGGCCTTGGGCCAAGCCAGCACACAAGGAGCCGCTCCAATGATGCAGCAAGAACAGAAGCCACGCGGCCTACTAGGCTCCCTCGGCATACAGAAAATGGAAGAAGGCGCAGAAGGCGAGACAGGCCAGCGCTTCTACAATCGTGACAGCTTCAAGGACACGGCGGCCACTCTGGCGCAGGGCTTCGGGCGCATGGGCATCATGGGCATGGAAGAGATTGCCGATAGCGTTGCCAATCAGCGGACTGAAGCGAAGGCGCGGAATAAGACGATGGAGATGCTCGGCAAGATGGGAACGCCGCAGGCAAATTCTGCGATTGAATACATTAAGGCGGGAGGTGCTGCTACAGATGCGCTGAAGATAGCATTCGAGAAGCCGGAGGCGGCCACACCATCGTCCGCAGTGGGGAAGCTGCAATCTGACTTGGCCTCTGGATTGATCAACCAAGAGCAATACGACGTGGCCCTGGCTAGCATGGCCCCGAAGGGAATGTCGCTTGAGATTGGCCCAGACGGTACACGCTTTGTGCAAGGCGCTGGCGTCTCAACAAAACCGTTGACCGAAGGGCAAAGTAAAGCCACTGGCTATTATGGCAAAGCTGAACAGGCGGAAGAGGTATTGTCGGCCCTAGAACAGCAAGGCACAGGACTTTATGACAGCTTAGTTTCAAATGTCCCCATCGCAGGCAACTACATGATCTCAAATGAATATCAGCAGTATAGTCAGGCGAAGCGAAATTTTATCAATTCCATATTGCGGCAAGAAAGTGGCGCGGCAATCGGAAAGGATGAGTTTGCAAATGCGGAGCAGCAATACTTCCCTCAACCTGGTGAAGGCCCTGCTGTCATCGCACAAAAGGCCGCGAATAGGCGGCGGGCTATCGAGGGCTTGCGGGTTGCGGCAGGCGAGGGTGCTGGCCGCATCAGTTCTTCCACGCCGAGCGGCGTTATTGAATATGACGCCACGGGCAAGAGGATTCAAAAATAATGGCAGACCTCAAAATGCCAGACGGCAAAATTCTCCGCTTCCCTGATGGTACGCCAGATGACGTGCTGGACAAGGCAGCACAGGAATACATCTCAGGCAACAGGACAGCGCAGAGCGGTACTCGAATTATTGCCGAGCTGCCCCAAGGCGGGAAGGTGTTTGAGGACACCAGCGGCAAGCGGTCTTTTTCGGATGGTTCATACGCAACCACTGACCCTGCCATTATTGAAAAGATCATGCAGGGCGCTACAGGCGGGGAAGTTTCAACAGAAGGCTTTGATAAGCAAACGCTTGAGCAAGTTGGTCTGCCAGCGGGTGTGGCGACGCAGTTTGTTCGCGGTGGCGGTCTTGGATCGTTTGCGGACGAGGCTCTTGGAGCGGTTATGGGCGATGATGCCCAGCAGGCTATGAGGGCGACAGCGGGCGCAATGGAGCGTCAGTACCCAAAGACAAGTCTAGGGGCAAACATTGCTGGCGGCGTGACGTCAGCAGCAGGCACTCTGGCAGCGGCTCCTGCGGCAGCGACAACAGCCATTGGTAGGGCGGTTGCGCCTACTGGGGGCCGATTATTGCCTATGGCTGCGCGCAGCCTTGGAGTGGGTGCTGTGGGCGGAGGAGTAGGCGGAACTCTGTACGGTTACGGCGAAGGTACGGACCCAGAGAGTCGAATGCGTGAGGCCCAAAGCGGAGCAATGTTCGGCGCTGGTACGGGAGGCACGCTCGGCATCGTTGCGCCTCTTGCTGCTCGCGGTGCAAAAAACGTAATGGACTACGCAAAAGGTACGGACGTCTCAAAGATTGCCCAATACCTTGGGATTTCAAGAAACGCTGCGAACGTGATCAAATCCACATTTGAGCGTGGCGGCGGCATCGAAGACGCTGTGGGCAACATTCAGCGGGCAGGAGAGCAAGGTATGCTTGCCGACGCGGGGCAGTCAGCGCAAGCTCTCTTGGACGCGTCAGCAGCCTCTGGAGGTCCAGCTAGTCAGACTGTAGGGACGGAAATTTCAAAACGCGCGGCAGGTAGTCTCCAGCAGTTAGAGGGCGGCCTAAACGAAGTTCTGGGGGAAGCGCCAATCGGCCCCCGCGATGCCGTCGCAAAGATTGCTGAGCAAACGAAAGAAGCTCGCTCGACGGCCTACGGCGCAGCTTATGGCACGCCCATCAACTACGCCTCACCAGAGGGCGTGGCTATTGAGCAAGTGGTTTCCCGCATACCGCCGCGCATCCTGAACGAGGCGATTTCTGAGGCCAACGAGGATATGGTCTCCAAAGGGCTTAAAAACGAGCAAATCATGGCCTCCGTAGGCGCCGATGGCAATGTGTCTTTCTCAAATCCGATGAATGTCCAGCAACTTGACTACCTCAAGAGAGCGCTCAACACGCTATCTGAGGCCAATCGCGGCGAGTTTAACAAGCAGACGGCGGCAAGTCTGCGTTACGCGGGCCTTGCAAGAGATTTGCGGGGGGCGGTAGGGGACGCTGTTGTCGACCCCACCACAGGTGCGCGTCTTTACGACGATGCCGTGAAGCTCGGCGGAGAGACAATTAGAGAGCAAAACGCCTTTGCCATTGGCCGAGATGCTTTGAAGCCAAAAACTGAAATTGAAGACGTGATTGAGGAGCTTGGGATTGATCCAAGTGACGCTCAAATTGCAGCGGCAAAACTGGGAATGCGCTCCGCGCTCCGCACCGCCCTTGATAATGTCAAATCTGTTCCAAGTGACCCTGATCTAGCGGCACGCCAAATCAACGAGTTTGTGAAGCTCGTATCTTCCGAAAATTCACGGAAGAAGATCAGAGAGGTCTTGGGGGATGACGCCCCTGCCATGCTCAAGCAGCTTGATGAGGCATCGCAGACAGCATTGGTGCGCTCAGCGGTGAGCGCCAACTCCAAGACGGCCATTCGCGGGGCAATCAAAGGAGATATTGACGAACTGACCGCCAAGGGAATTGTGCGTTCGGCCATGAGCGGTGAGCCACTGAATACGTCCAAAGAGCTTATCCAGGCTGTCACAGGCGAAACCCGCAAGTTTGACGCTGATCAGAAGCAGCAGATATATAACGATATTGCTCGCGCCCTTACTGAGAAGAGAGGCAAGAGTGCCGAAGCTGCTTTGCGCTATATTCAAGGCGCGATGGAAGGTAGAGTGCTTACTGAGCCTCAGCGCGACTTCGCGGCCCAACAGCTCGCCACAGCTCTATTTGCAGGCACTTCAGGCCAGCTTGGCCGATCACTGCAAGACGCAATCGTCAGCGAATAAGGATACCGCATGGAACCCGAAGACATGAACGAAGACGACATCATTGCATCCATGCTGGAAGGCGAAATGGAGGGTCCAATGGACGAGGCTGAAGACCTCGCTGACAGCGGCATCAAGCCGAAGTCTGAGCGCGAGATCGAGAGCATCGTTCAGGACGCCATGAAGGACGCCGTGGACTTTATTGAGGGCGAGATCAGCGATGACCGCATCAAGGCCCAGCGCTACTACGATGGCGAAGTAGACATCGGCCATGAGGATGGCCGCAGCAAGGTTGTGGCGACAAAGGTACGGGATACCGTACGGGCCGTGAAGCCAAGCCTGATGCGCATCTTTCTCAGCACAGCCAAGCCCGTCGAGTACGCGCCCAAAGGCCCAGAGGACGTGACAGCCGCCGAACAGGCCACATCCTTCATGCACCATGAGTTCACGCGCCTCAACGGCTACCGCGTACTCAACGACGCCTTCCACGACGCTCTGGTGAAGAAGCAGGGCATCGTTAAGGCGTACTGGCTGATGACGCCTCACGCGGAGATTTACACGTTCTCAGACCTGTCTGACGACGAGTACACATACCTTCTGGATGACGACACTGTGAGCGTGATTGAGCACACAGTTGAGTATTCTATGTCCATTGACGAGATGGGCATGGAAGTCGAGACGCCCGTCCACAGCGTCAAGATCAGCCGCCAAGAAGACAAGGGCGAGATGCGGATCGACAGCGTGCCGCCCGAGGAGTTCTTTATCAACCGTGACGCACGGAACATGAAAGACGCCTACATCGTCGCCCACCGCACTGAGATGCGCGCTGGCGACCTGATCGCTATGGGCTTCGATGCTGAAGACGTGACAGATCTGGACAGCTTTGACAGCGGATCAGAGATGACTGAGGCCGAAGTCTTTGAGCGCCGTGGGTACGATTCGGACCTGTCGGACGAGGATACTCAAGACCCAGCCATGAAGAACGTCACCGTGACCGAAGCTTACATGCGGATTGACGCAGACGGAACTGGTGTACCAGTCCTGCACAAGATCACGCTCGGCGGCACGGCCTACGAGATGCTGGACTACGAACCCTGCGACGAGATCCCATTCTCCAAGTTTGAGATCGACCCAGAGCCTCACGCCTTCTATGGCCGCTCATTGGCCGAGATTGTTATGGACGATCAGGACGCCGCCACATCCATCCTGCGTGGCATCCTCGACAACGTGGCGATGACAAACAACCCGCGCCTCGCTGTAATCGAGGGTCAGGTGGACATTGACGATGTGCTGAACAACGAGATCGGCGCTGTGGTGAGAATGCGTCAGGCAGGCGCTGTGCAAGACCTCACAGTGCCATTCGTGGCTGGCCAGACGCTTGGCGCTCTGAGCTACCTCGACGGCCTTGTAGAGCAGAAGACCGGCGTCACACGCGCCTCCATGGGCCTCGACCCAGACGCCATGCAGTCAACCACCAAGGCAGCAGTCACGGCCACCGTGCAGGCAGCCGCCGGTCAGGTTGAGGTTATGGTGCGCAACCTGGCTGACGGGATGCGTGATCTGTTCGGTATCATGCTGCGCCTCTACTCCAAGAACGTAGACGAGGAGCAGATGATGCGCCTAAACGGCTCGTTCATCCCCGTTGATCCGCGTGTCTGGGACGGCTCCATGGACGTCTCAATCAACGTCGGCCTCGGCACTGGCCGCGAGGAAGAGAAGATGATGGGTCTGAACCAAGCGCTGCAAATGCAGATGAGCGTGTTCCAGAACTACGGCCCGCAGAACGGCCTTGTGTCCATGACCAACATCCGCAACACGCTGGCAGACTTGCTCGCGGCGTCAGGTGTCCGCAATGCAGACCGATACTTCTCACCGATGACGCCAGAGATTGAGGCGCAGATGATGCAAGCCCAGCAGCAGGCGCAGGCAGATCAAGGCCAAGCCGCTGATCCTAATGCAGCATTCCTGCAAGCAGAGCAGATGAAGGCGCAGACAAAAATGCAGACCGATATGGCAAAACTGCAACTTGACGCCCAGAAAGCGGCTTCCGAAGACGACCTGAAGCGTGATAAGATGGCGCAAGACTTGCTCGTCGATGCGGCTAAGATTTACGGCCAATATGGAACCGCCGTGGATGTGGCAAGAGTGCAGTCCGAGCAGGACAAGAACCGTATGATCGGTGAGATAGCGCAGGGCGGTATGCAGCAGTGACAACGGAGATACGCATAAAGGCAGACGAGGCGCGGCGGCTAAAGGCCGACACCGCGTTTATGTCTTTTGTGCAAGAGGTTCGTGATGACCAGATCAAGGTTTTCACAGGCAGCGGAGCTTCTGACGTAGAGGCCCGCGAAGCGGCGCATGGGATTATCCTTGCGCTTAACCAGATCGAAATGAAACTCGACGCCGCTGTGACGGCAGAGACATTTCTTGATCGCAGACAGAGGAAGTAGCACCGATGGAATCGACTACCCTAGAACAAGCGGCTGAGAGCCTGCTATCGACATCCGACGCACCAGAGGCGCAGGGTGATAATCTGAGCGAAGCTGTGGACGAAATCACGGAGCCGACGGGCGAAGAGATTGAAACTGTAGCCGAGAGCGACGATGACATCGAGGCATCCGATGAAGATTACGATGATGACCAAATTGACGACGAAGACCTAGTAGAAGTAGAGGCTGAAGACACCAATCTCATCCCCGTCAAAGTTGATGGAAAAGAAGAGATGTGGACACTGGATCAGTTGAAACAATCTGCTGCGGGTCAAGCGGCAATCAACAGGCGGTTCCAAGAGGCCGCCGAGGCGCGTAAGCAAATCGAGCAGGCAAATTCCGCTTTAGCACAGCAGCAACAGCAACTGGTGCAACTTTACCAGCAAGCGCAGCAAGGTGGTTTGCAAGCCCCAATCCCACCGTCACGGGAGCTATTCGAAAGTGATCCGATTGGATACATGGAAGAGAAGCTCAAGTATGACGAGGCAAAGGCTGGCTACGACCAAAATCTCTATCACATGCAGCAAGTGCAGCAGCAGACAGTTCAGCAGCAACAGCAGGCGCATCAGTCGTATCTGCAAGAGCAGGCTGAAATTCTGAGGCAGCACATCCCCGAAATTGCTGACCCTGAAAAGGGTGAGAAGTTGAAGGGCGATCTGATGCAGATCGGCATGGATTACGGCTTCACCGCCGAGGAGATGGCACAGGTGTCAGATGCACGTTACGTCCGAGCGTTGAACGACGCACGGAAGTACCGGGCATTAGTATCCAAGCGTAAGCAGGCACAACAGAAGGGTGATAAAGCCCGACCTGTCGTGCGAGCTGGTGCAAAGAGAACATCAGACGGCCAAGCTGTAACTCGCAAGAAAGCGCAATCGCGCTTGCAGAAAACAGGCTCAATCAATGACGCATTGGGCCTGATCCTCAACTCCTAAGTCTTTGAAAGGACTACACAAATGACCCAGCCAAGCAACACATTCGACTCCTACGATGCCGTCGGCATCCGCGAAGATTTGAAAGATGTCATCTACAACATCTCTCCCGAAGAGACGCCCCTCTACTCCAAGTCGTCCAAGACGTCCGCGAAGAACACTCTGGTTGAGTGGCAGACAGACAGCCTCCGCGCCTCCGCTGCAAACGCGCACGTTGAAGGCGACGCAACTGCTGGCGAAGCTCGCGGTGCAACAACTCGCCTCGGCAACTACACACAAATCTTCAAAAACGCTGTTGTCGTTCCAGACACAGACGAAGGTCTGGACAAAGCTGGCCGCGCAAAAGAGGTTGCATACCAGACCCTGAAGATTGCAAAAGAGCAGAAGTTGGACATCGAGAAGGCTCTTTTCGACAACAACGCACGCGCCGCTGGTAACTCCACCACTGCCCGTGAACTTGCTGGTGTGCCTGCATGGCTGACCACCAACACAGTGTTTGGCGCGAACGAGGGTGCAGACCCAACAGGCGACGGCACAGACGCCCGTACAGACGAGACAACTGCTCTCACAGCGTTCGATCAAGACAAGTTCGACACTGTTATGCAGTCAATCTGGGAAGAGGGCGGCAAGCCAGACACGGTTTACCTCTCAGCGTTCCAGATGAACAAAGCTCTCGGCTTCACTGGTAACAACAACCAGCGTTCCGCAGTCCAAGCTGGCGACGAGCGTGTGATCAAGTCTCTGGCCGTGTACGTCACCCCATGGGGTAGCGTAGAGTTCATGCCAAGCCGGGAGAACCGCTCGCGTGACGTTTTCATCATGCAGGACAACATGTGGGAAGTCGCAGTTCTGCGTCCGACCAAGAACGTCGCCTTGGCGAAAACTGGCGACAACACCACACGTCAGGTTGTCACCGAGCTGACACTCTGCGCGAAGAACGAAGCTGCCAACGGCGGCATCTTCGATAACACCACGTCCTAATCGGGCGAGAGGGGGCTTCACGGCCCCCTCTACCCTTACCCAGCGGAGCTTGCCATGAAAGAAGTCATCGTCAATCGCATCAAGATCAAGTGCAGCAAGGGCCGCATTGAGAAGGGCGAAACTGTTATCCTGTCGGACGCTGAGATCGCCAAGATCACATCCTTCCGACCCGACAGCATCACAGTTTTGCGCGAAGTCGCGAAGCCAGCCGCAGCGGTTCCAGTAGCCGCGAAATCTGAAGCCCCCAAAAAGACACGGAAGCCTAGCAATGCAAAAAGCCGCACACTCAACTAAAATCTCCGAGAAGTTCAGCTTTGAAGACGACAAGCTGCTCATCAAGAAGACGTTTGACGCGTCCCACATGCTCAACGACGCGCAGCACGCCCGTGAGACCACGCAAAACAGCTTTGGCTCGGACTACAAGCATGTAGGCAACGTGGATCTCGGCCTGCTTGGAATCTGGCTCAAAGAGGCTGGCGTATCATGGGAAGATACGGAGGCAATGAAAGAGGTCATCAAGCGCAAGATGATGTCCAACGAGTTCTCCGCCCTGCGGGTGTGGGAGGGATCATACTGATGGAAACTCTTGACCTCTTTCTGAAATATATTGTTGTCCCTGTCTGCGCGTTTGTGTGGATGATCTACACCAAGATCAACAGCCACCACACCGAGATCGAGGTGCTAAAGGCACAGGTAGAAGCAACCAAAGCTGCGCATGATCGTGAGTTCAAAGAGGTCAGATCAAACTTTGCGCGGGTGTTCGAGAAGCTGGATGGCATAGAAGAGGCGTTGAGAAAGTGATGGACAATAAGGTGATTACCGCATCGCTCGTCAGTGTTATTGTGGCTCTGCTGGGCTGGAATATCAAAACGACAAACGAGCTTCAGCTTCAAGTGCAGCGACTTGAGATCATCCTGCTCAATGATGCGTTTTCGAAATAAGGAGACTGACATGCTAAACCAAGACTCGCTCGATCTGATTAAACGCTGGGAGGGCTGCAAGCTCAAGGCTTACAAGTGCTCGGCTGGCGTCTGGACTGTTGGCTACGGTTTGACAACCAGCGCTGGCTTCATTGAGGTTGGCCCTGATACGACAATTACGCAGGCCGAAGCTGATTGGTATCTTGAGAAGACTGTCGAGAAGTTTCTTGCGCAGATTACGCCATCAATCACCGCGCCAATCAATGAGAATGAGCTTGGTGCCTTCACCTCATTGGCTTACAACATTGGCCCCACTGCGTTTCGCAGGTCTTCTGCGCTGCGGCATTTCAATACTGGCAATAAAGATCGTGTCCCAGCGTCCATCCGCATGTTTCGCAAGGCTGGCGGCAAGGTCGTGCAGGGTCTGATAAACCGCCGTCAGGCCGAGGTTGACCTGTTCCTCACGCCTGTTGTCGCTGAGAACCCCACCACAGCCCGCACGAGCGCCACACAGAGCAAGACCGTGCAGGCTTCGGTGGTGCAGGGTGCATCGGCGGTAGGCGGCGCTGTAGCAGCGTTTCAGGCGCTAAACGGAACTGCTCAAATCATTGCGATGGCTGGCTGCGTTGTTATAGCACTGCTGGCAATGTATATCCTGAAGGAGCGGCTCAAGGCTTGGGCTGCTGGCTGGAGGTAAAACCATGTTC